ACTTTACATCCCAATAATCAATTAGATCATCTTTGATATCTATCTTTTCATTATCTGTACGACTGGAATATGATTTTAGTTTTACTTCATATAAGTGTTCGACATCGTAAGCACTAGTTTTTTCAATACGAGCAATAGCTAGCCAGCGATTTTGCCCGCCCGGTAGTAGATAAATATTGAGGGGATCAATTGGTTCAACCGTAAGAGGGAGTTCATAATATACCTTCGACTCTCCAACCATGGTTTCCTCAGAATCACCAAACCCAGTTTCCATATTAAAGCATCTTTCATGGATCTCTTTATTCCAAATGCTATATAAGCAAGCCCCACCATCACGTACAAAATTCAGATTTACTTCAAAATCAATATCAATCTCTTTACGTTCTGCATTGATATCACGGATTCCTGCCAAAGTTTTCTCAATAATACTGGATGATTTATTTTCTTTTGAGGAAGGACTGAAGCCGGTGGCATGCCATATCATATCATTAGACTGTAAGATACCAACCGCTAAGTCTACCGCATTCGTCAGGGTTGGATCCGTATATCTATCCTCCCCTGGATTTGGTTTCTTGGTATAATGGTCAAAGTTATATTTCTTGCGCCACCGTCTAATATTCGTATGCCATGGCTCAGTATACTTTCTCGCTCGTTCTATATTAAGTAAGATATCATCCTTATCAGTCATACTCTCTCCTAATCAATATCAGTCCTCAATGCACGTGGAAGATTACTCTGATCGTCTTGCTTTTGTGCCCATGCAGAGAAATCGGAGAATCTTGATTCAATAACAATACGATCGCCTTTCACGTCTACATTTTCTGCGGCTCTCGCAATAGCCATAACCAAAGCTACTACAGAATCCACTTTCTTTTCAGATAACCTGCGATTGCCTTTGTCTTTTACTACTCTCATACCCCGGCTAGAATGTTCTACAATAGCATTCCGCATATGATCTTTAATGTCAGGGTCTGGATATGCCAGCAATTTCCCATTCCTAAGGAATGAATATAGAGTATCTGTTCCAGCAATCATCTCAACCCCATTTTGTGAAAACTCGGATGTGGGTAATCCCTCAAAGCGCAATTTTGCCATAGCCTGAACTAATTGAGTAGGATCATAAATAACCTCGGCTATCCTGTAGCGGGATGCTTGCTGCCGTATATATTGCTCAATCACTTCAGGACTCAATATATCTCCAGCAACTGGCTTCCATATCTTATGAAAGACCAGAGCCACAACCCCACGGTCTGAATCCATTGCAACACCCATTGCTGCTGCATGGTCATGTTTCCACCCCATATCAACAGCTAAATAGATATAAGCATTTTTATAAGGATGTCCATCCCAATAATCAGCAGATTGTTCCAACTTGGATTCGGCTTCTTCCCACAATTCAATAGGAATAAATGATTCATTGGAACTTACCCAACGATTCTCGTGCAATCGCAAGAATGCAGAGGCACGCAACGTTTCAATCTGTTCTTCATAATATGCATCAGTCTGCCAAGGCATACGAGGAATATGATCCCAATATGAAAAATATGCCAAGCCATTGTGATAACAAGGAAGAGGATCTAATTCAGGTATAATATCCCCCTGCCCATCTGGATCCTCCTCCTTGCCTACTGATTTAAGATATACATCATATAATACTTTAGATTCACCATAAAATCCTGCATAAGATGAGACGACACGTAAACTATGTGGTATAGTAGGGATGGGAGTTAATTCATCCCAACGCCGATAATCATCTTCACTGGTTGCTCCCCATAATTCATCAAATACTACAAGGGCATGGCGTCCACCAGCATTGGATGTGAAATTCCTAGCTAGTACGAAAATTGTAGTACCGTTGGGGAGAATAATTCTATCTTTGAGAGGTTTTGCTCCCGTAATTGAATGCTTATAGTGATATGTCAGATCCCCAAAAATAATGCGGGCAGATTGATCTTGTGAATTTGCACATACTACAATCTCAGTTCCCTCAGGAGCTTGGTCAGCATACCAAGCAACAATAGATGCAGTATAGGTAGATTTGCCAGATTTCTTTATAGCAGATAAAAGGAGGGTGGTGAATCTGAATCTCCCATCCTCGTCTTGAGTTAAAGCATAATCTAATATCCGTTTCCAATGAGGAAATAAAACTAACTTTCCTGTGATACCATTAACCTGATGCTCTTCATCCCATGCATCTTTTACGATGAAACCATGATCTGGATCTTCCATCCAAGTGACATAGGGGATATTAAATTTCATTATATCATTATATCACATTTTTATGATTTATATCAAGTTTATTATAAAAATTAACGGTAGAGATTGTATTTTCACCATTTGGTGAAAATGCGAAGGGAGATGAAAATTGCTAGAGCAATAATGCATCACAATTGCACTTTTGTACCAGCATGTCATTAATAATGATGACTTTGAGAAATTAAACGCATCAGCCGCCCTTTCGAGCGGCGTCAGCATGCTAAGTTAGAGGTTGTTGATCTACAAAATCCATACTATCACATCATCCAGGTAAACAAACATGGGTCGAGAAATTTGCAACAGTTTTCCCATTTTCATTCATTACATATACTTCACCATTGTTTATAACGATTGAAGTAGTATCATCTATATGTATATGAATTTCTACTGATTGAGTATTGGCTGTTTTTATAACTCGCTTGTCGACATCTTTTGCCGATACTATTTGTTCATATCCATCGTCAAAATTCACTTTTACCGTAAACACACTGCCTCCTCTCTTCTAGTTCTTCTGCTTCTTCTATTGTTGCCACCCCTTAGTCCCATGTTCGAGATGGTCAAGACCCTGCTCTGCTATTCCATCTATCTCAACTTGTCCGGCATTCCCTGCCACAAGTCCCACACTCCCTCTTATTGATAGAGTCTACTGGGTCAGGGCTAAATGTTTCCTGCATATCTACATTCTATTCTCTCTTCCATCAAACACAATACGAATGATGTTGGAACACCCACCAAGAACCGCGCCTGGTAGTAGATCGGGGGGCTGTAGTCATCTGCCTTACCGCAGATGTCGCGGGCTTTTCCGAGTCGGTGACTATGCAGGATGGTAAGGTTCTAAACTTCAAGCGTGCCTGAAGCCAATTTCATTATAACATAAACAATCTTTTTGTCAAGACCATTACCACCACAATGTATCCCATATGTCAATAAGTTTTTTCATCCCAATTTCAAAGGTAGCTTCGAATCCTGTTTCTTTTGAATGCAAGTCATCTACAGTATTCCACTCAAAATCCGTATCATCCCGCTTTTTATTAGCCTCAAATCCCGCAATAACAATATCTATATCGGAATGCCATTTCTGTCTTGCCAATTCAAAATCATCATCTTCCTCTTCCCCTAATAACAAGTCTGGAGGGAAATAACGGAAGGGTACACCAACAGCACGTTTCTTTAATTCTCTCAACCATATTGGCATCATCTCTTCAAGATGATAACCGATATCGTATACCACACTATCATCCCACCCGCGAGATATACGTTGCCAAGCATAAACAACACTTTTACAGATCCCTCTAATATTACTGTTCAATCTTCTGAAAAATATATTAACGCGCTCCATCAATGTTTTTGGGGGAGTGAATAAGTCATCTAGAAAATCCTCCATATTATCAAATGATTTATTAGTTTTCAACTATCCTCCTGTAGAGTAGAATCCTTTTCCATTATATCGAGCATAGAACAAAGAGGGGACTCGAATCAACGATTGCTTCCTACATTTTTTACATCTGTATGGATGTTTTACCTTGCTGAATGAATCGAATCGTTCCTCAAATTCATACCCACAATTTTTACACCGATATACATAGATCGGCATATTACTTGGATGATTCCTTTTTCTTCTTGGCTTTTTCTTTTTTAGCCATTGCATTGGATATGCGAGCAGCTTGCTTTTTACTCATACCTTTTTTCTTCAATGCCTCATACACTTTTGGCTTTTTGAGGGAGCGATATTTCTTCCCTGGCATTATTCCTCCATAGGGCTCTTGAAAAGCAGAGCTACACAATCGATCATAATAAACAGAAGTATTGCCTCCCAATATGAGAGAGGAGAGGCCGAAAACATTTTGACTATCAAAAAGTTCCACATCCATCTAAAAATAGCAGGATTTAAAAGGAATTTTACACACCACACAAGAATTGCCAGTATACTTCTCTCTGCTACAACCTTATCCATTATCCCTCCTTATGTACATATACATGCACTGTCATGTTGATATTCATATCTGATGGCAGATTCGCAGGTTGGTCAACTGGTTGGTCAACTGGCGGATCTGGAATTTCTTCCATCAATTCAAAAAACAAGGGGAAATCTGCATATGTCCCAAAGAAATAGGCTTTTCCATTTTCATATTCATGCAGAACCCAATCCTCAAAGTCATCGGGTATTATTGGAGGACTTGCTCCCCAATATGCAATAATCAGATTGGTATCATTTGCAATACCAGGTTTCAATGGCGGATTATCCTGATCTTCCATTCCCTCCCATAGAGCAGGATTAGTATAC